ATCGCACCCAGACTCGTCGCAACCTGGGCAAGCTAACATCAACGGGAGGTCGCTGCTCGGCTTGTTGTTGCATTGATTTCGAGTGCAAGACTTGCATAATTCGCCGCATCGGATAAATGCGGCTGTCCTTATTTTTTTTTATCACCTTCGCTTGCCGAATTGCCTCGCAAACAGCAACTTACAAGCTTTACCGCGTCGGCAACTTCAATCTCTTCGTCCCAATCGCTCAAAGGCTTGTCGAGACTCCAACCGGTCAAACAAATCGAGACGGCTTCGCGAATCGCTGCCATCTGCTTCTTTGGTTCGGTCGATTCCCTGAAATCGCTGATGAGCCCCAAGACCTGTTCAGTCTTTCGGAACTTCAAGCGGTTCAAGGTAAACTCGATGTCACACCCGTCGATTTTGTCTGTGAATGTATTAGGCTGCATGGTTAAAAGCGATTGAGAATTCTTGATCCGAAGCGTCCACGTTTTTGTTTGCTTGCCATTCAAGTTGATCGGTCATAATGCCGTTTCGCTCGCCCATTGGCTTGGCTACTAGCTGAGCCTTAGGCATTGCGAAGACAAGCGTTGAGGTTGTTGGGCCCGCGATCGTAAACGATAGGCTTCCTTCGGTCATATCGCGGAATTGACTGTATCGGTTTTGAGTGGCAATCAACTTGGATTCTGGATTGCCGGTAATTCGCGGATTGCGATCAGTGATAACAAAGTTATCGACCCCAGCCGCCGAAGTTGAGCATTCCCTAGCGGTAATCACGTTGCCCAGGTCGATCGTTGCCGACTCAAGGCAGATATTCGTCGACGCCCAAGACGTAGCACCGCCTGCAACGCGAAGCGGTAGCGTATTGACATAGTTGATCGAACTTGGAATTGCCGCGTCTGCCTCGTCATCGTAGACCCCTTGGAAGTCGAATTCGACCCGGCCCATTCTACCGGTAGGGAGGACGAACCGGGCATTACCGACCGCCCCGTAAATTCGCCGCCGGACCCCATCAAAGAACCCCGCAATTGTGAGTGTCTTTACGCTGCTCCCCGATGCCGGAACTTCGGTTTTGGGGAAGTAGGTTGCCGTCGAGAGAACTACACCGCAAGCCGGAAGAAAAGTGCTAGCCCATGCCGGAACTGCCGAGCCATCGTAGGCAAGGTCGACCGAGAAGGTAGCCCGGCCAATTCTGGCCCCTGGAATGGATGCTAAGCGACCGAAACCGCCTTGGCCTTGCCGTTCCTCGAAAGGGAACTCCGGGTTAATCATTAGGTCATAAGCATTGACGGTGCAATCCGCTGCCGCAATGGTTTCGGCTGTGCCTACGGTCGATTCGATCTTGGCACCCAAAACGGTCTTTTTACGTAGTAGCATATTTGTCTCTCCCGAGTATGTCGTTTGCGTCCTGTTTGGCTTCTTTGAGCTTGCGGGTCATTATCGATTTAGCCTGAGCCGCGCCGCGATCGAAGGCATCCTTGACGCCCTCGATCTTGGTTGCTTGCAAGTCTCTGAGTTTCTGGATTGGGAATCGAGCCCGTCCGAGCCGCTTGTAAATGTTTTTGCCGAGCTTAGGAATCTTCGGCCCGAAAGCCCCATCGAAGACCATCGCCGGGGTACCTCGAACGAATTCAATCTCGACCCCTTCGACCGTTTGCCGTGCTTTGAATGCCCTAAGCGGTACGGTAAACGTGTCGTCGATTTTCAGTATCGATTCCTTGGCTAGTACGTTGTCGATTATCTTTTCGTCAACGCAAAAAGACCTAAGCTCCTCGACCCTTTCAACGGCCATCGCTGTAACGATTTCTCGCTGAGTTCGCCGCCTTACGTCCCTTGTCGCTTCGTCAATGCGATTACTAAAAGCCTTCTCTAGCCCATCGGCGTAGTTGATTACCCGCTCGGCAGCGAGCTTCGCTTTTTCTTCGTGTGCCTGGATGTCGATTATCATTGCGTCATCGCCTCACTGTCGGATCGTCTTCATCGACTCGATAGGTTACGATCAACTGCATGTTCGCCCCGTCGATACCGCCATCGGACGTAAAGTTGATCTTGGTCCCGAAGGTAGCAAACAAAGCGTTTCCGTCGAACGTGTGCCAGGAGCTAGCCGGGGTACAGATGCACTTGCGAACATCTGACCCAAATTGATTTAGTAGCGTGTCGATTGCGTCTTGGCTTCGCTCTGAGGGCATCAAAACCAGGCGGATATTGAACTGTTGAGCCAACGCAACCGCCGGAGGATTGCCCGGACAAGATAACTCAGGGACTTCGTTTTGAGCTCCCTGGGTAACGATGATCTGGCGATCGATCGGCGTGTAGTTTGCGAATCGAGTAGGTCGCTTTACTTCCTGGACATCGGTTGGGTACGTAGTCGAATCGCCCACCATAGCCGATAGCCTGGATTCCAATTCAACCGCGATGAGTTCGATGATTGCTAGCGACACTCTAAAACTAACATCCCTTCGTCATGCTCAACAAGTCGAACAATAGACCGCCGCTCAACCGGTTCGCCAACTCGGGGGGATAGTCCAATTTGATCCCCGCCGAGGTCTAGCTCTTTGCTCTCGATGCCTTCTGATCCATCATTCGAGACGTAAACCATAAACCGTGGGGTTACTAGGTCTGACGCCTCTGGAAGCTGCAAGGAATCGTCTCGCACAACTACCGCGTTTATTTTCCTCGACCGACCGTTTCTTTTGTAGTAAACGATCGATTCGGCGAAGTCTTGCGGGTTGGCGAAGACGTTCTTGGCATCCTCGATGATGGTATCGCGCAAGCTCATCGATTAGGCTCGCTTGCAAGTTACCTTGAAGTAGTCGACAACAACCGAATCGACGTTGGCACTGGACGATTTTTGCAACTGAACAAGCGGTTGCAATCCCGAGGAGTAGCCACTCATATCGAAGGTGGTTGTCGCGCCGACTCGCTGGCCGTCGATGTAGAACTTGACATCGCTTTTGCCGCCCGTGAAGTCAATCACAAATTCCTTGTACGTGGTCCCAAGGGTCACGCCGCTGGAGATGTCATCGTTGTCGCGTACCCCGTCGTCGGTTTCCAGGTAAACTAGCGTTGTGCTGCTTGCGCCCTCCATGCGAAACCAAGCATTGGCCGCTACGTCGTTAGCGGTGTCGTTTCGAGCCGAGCCAAGACCGAAGCAAAGGATTGAACCGCTTGTGAAGGTAGCTGCCCCGATCTTCACCCGCATCTCAAGACGTTGAATCAAGTCGATGTCGAAGTCCAGTGCATCATTGAAGTGCAAGCAAACATTTTCGACTTCGCTTGTGGATGCAAGCGTTAGGGTCGCTTCGCTAGTCCCTTTGGAATAGGTCGGAGCCCCGGAGGATGATGTATCATCAACAAGCCAAGCCGTAGCCGGGTCTGCCGAAGTTGGGAAGGTTGCTACCGCCCCGTTGAAGTCATCGTAAAAAATCTGAAAGTCGCGCATGTCGCCCATGTTCTTATGTTCCTGTTTTGTGAATTTTGTTGCCGTCCCAAAAAGCCCCCAAGCAATCGCCCAGGGGCTAGATTTCAATCGACACTACGCACGATTAGCGAAGATGCCGCGATGTTCGATTACCGCTGCTGCGAACGATTGACGCACCGTGTAGATGTACGAATCGTTTCGGATGTTGTAATCAGACTCCAAGACTGGCGATTCTTCGCCGCTCAGGAAGCTGATTTCAACTGTGTCAATCAGGCTGTTGTCGGCCACTGCGTACCAGTTGGTCGAGCTATTGGCATCCAGGTATGGACTTGCAACAACTCGCAACTGCCGAGCACCGCCACGACCGTAAAGGTTCGAGACTCCGCTATTTTTCTCGCTCTCGACCGATGCCGTCGAATTGACAAGCTCCAAGGCTGTTCCGGCGTAGGCCAAAGGCACCAAGAGAATAGACGGGGTAAGCCCAAGGAAGACATCGCTGTTGAGTCCCTTTTGCTTGCCCATCACCTCGAAAGCTTTGTCCAAGGTCGTCTTGCCTGGAGCCGCCGCACCGCCCGAAAGGTTAGTTCCGGATGCGTGCGATGCCGAGAAAAGAGCCACGCCATCGGGCATGGTCGGGTTCGACAGGAACACGTCATAGATCGCCTTTTCTTGCGTCCTACGAGCCGCCGAGCCATGCATCGCCGGGATGCGGGACAAGGCGTCGAGGTCATCGTTGATAACCGTTTCCCAGGTGACGGTAAATTCCTTTCCGTACTTCTCAACTTTGTAGCTCTTGCGTTGGTCGACAACCTTGCCCTCTGGGTAGTCCTTGCCTTCGGGAACTACTTCAAGGTTTGGCGATTCGCCAAGGCTGATTCGGTTGATGTTCTTGAAGTCGTCAACCGACTGAGCTTGTCGCACCCATTGGTCCCAAGTGTATGGGGCCTCGACGTAAGACGCCGTCAGGGTCTTGCTGGCCGCATCCAAAAGCAGGCTGGAGAACGATCCGCTGGTGTGGTAAACGTCGTTTGATCGACGGATATTCAGTCGGCCAACAATCCCCGGGTGGCCCATCGCAATGCGAACGATATCGCCTTTGTTGTGGTGCTCTGGATTGACGCCCATTCGCCGGACGCAAGCCTCAGCAAGCCGATAGAGCCCAAGGTTTCGGAAGTGTTCCGCGCCTTGTACGTCTGGGGCCTTTTGAGTCTTGATCTGGCCTTTCCAGCATCGTTGCACAAGACCCGCCGAAGCTTGAGCCATGAATTTATCATGCTCCGATTCGGTCACGCTGAAACTGGAGCCCTCGACGGCCCCGCCTAGTGGTTGAGAAGCCATCTTTCGGATGATCCTTTCTTGAGCGATTTCAACAGTCACGGATGGATCGTCAACCAAAGCGTCTGCGAAACTTCGCTCAAGCTTCGCAACCATGCAATGGGCAACGATAGTTTTGCGTCGGTCGGCGTCGGCCTTTAGTTGTCTTGCAACTTCGGCTTCGACTTTCTTTTCGGTGTCTTCGGCTGGCTCGACATGCTCAGCCCGCATGGTCTCTTCGGGTTCTTTTT